GGATATTTTAAACATTGAACCACTATTCGATAAGTGGCGTGCTTTTGGGTGGTCAGTCTCAAAAACTGATGGACATAATCATGAAAACCTTGAAATCGATCTAAATGCTGCAGGAAAGAATAGTACTCACCTTGCTAGTATTTACTACGAACCCGGAAAACCTCGGGTACTTATCTGCAACACCACCAAAGGCAAAGGCGTCTCATTCATGGAAAACAATAACCTCTGGCATTACAAGAACATCTCCGATGAGGAGTACCAACTAGCATGCGAAGAGCTTTCATCGAACAACTAAGCGAATTGGCCCGCAAGGACAGTAAGATCATCCTCCTCGTCGGTGATGTGGGATTTTCATTCATTGAAGATTTTGCACAAGAGTTCCCGAATCAGTTCATCAACTGCGGCGTGACCGAACAATCTATGATGGGCATGGCTGCAGGATTAGCCCTCACTGGATGGAAACCCTACGTGTACTCGATGATTCCCTTTGTGACCATGCGCTGCTATGAGCAATTGAGGAATGATGTCTGCTACAACAATGCCAACGTCAAAATCATCGGCGTACAGGGCTCAGTACACTACAAATTCTTAGGATTCAGTCACAACATCTCCGACAACGAGGACAGTAACATTCTCCGCCACCTACCGAATCTCCATATGAGCTTTCCGAAAGATGAAGAGCAGCTCAAATTTGAAATGAGTGCAGCCTATTACTCACCCGAACCTTGGTATTTCCGCTTATAAGTAATTTTAAATCTATGCACGTACGATTCTTCGACCCCGGAAAGCAGTATGAGAAGTACAAGCCTGAAATCGATCAGGCTATTACCCGCGTCCTCACCAATGGTGATCTTATCTTGAGAGCCGATGTAGAGCAGTTTGAACAGGATTTAGCCGCGTTTGTGGGTACCAAGTACGCGGTCGGCTTAAACTCAGGGACCGATGCACTCTACCTCGCACTCTGGCACTTAGGCGTTGGCCCCGGCGATGAAGTCTTAGTTCCGAGTCATACCTTTGTCGCGACCGCGCAAGTAGTGAAGCAATTAGGGGCAACGCCTGTGCTCTATGATATGGATGCAGTAGTAACAACTACCGAGAAAACGAAGGGCATTATTGTTGCCCATATTGCAGGTGCATTTTTTGGAGACATGGAAGTGATGCTAGAAAATGTACGGAAAGATGGACTCTTTGTTATCGAAGATGCATGCCAAGCCCTCGGTGCAGTCCAAAATGGTAAGAAAGCAGGCTCCTTTGGCATTGCAGGAGCATTCAGCTTCTATCCGGCAAAAATTCTGGGTGCGGTGGGAGACGCCGGAGCCCTCGTGACAAATGACGAAGACCTCTACACCCACGTCAAAGAGCTCAGAAACCACTGCAAGACCACGGGGAGCGAGTGGGGGGTCAACTCACGGCTCGATAACATCCAAGCTGCTGTGCTCAACGTGAAGCTGAAGTACCTTCCCGATATGTTGGCGAAGCGCGAGAGCATTGCACGCCTCTACCTCACAGAGCTCGACGAGGTAGTAGGCCTCCCCGATAACCCCGAAGGCCGGGTCTGGCAAGACTTCATCATCCACGTGGCTGACCGCGATGAGCTCTATGAGTACCTAAAGCAACAGGGGGTTGAAACCATGAAGAACGAGTACCCCTTCCCAATTCAAAAACTTCCGCAATCACTCGAGTACGAAGCCAATACGCTCCGCATTCCTTGTAACGACGTTCTCTTATATCAAGAAGCCCTCTATGTCATCGAAAAAATTAAAGAATTCTATCGTCAATAAACGTGTCATTGTCTTTGGCGGTGCCGGAAGCATCGGTTCAGAGCTCGTCCGACAGCTTGCAGCACTCAACAAGGTCTATGTCGTGGACATCAACGAGTCAGGACTCTTCGATTTGACCGATGAACTGCAGGGGCATGAGGTCTGGGGGCGTGTGGGGGACATCCGGGACTACAAAACCGTGCAAGACATCTTCCAAGACTTCAAACCGCAGATCGTTTTCAACTGTGCAGCGTACAAACACGTTCCGCTCATGGAGTACACCCCACTCGAGGCGATTCAAACCAACGTCAACGGCAACTATAACCTCGTCCATGTCGCCAAAACGTGGGAGTGCGTTGAAAAGTTCGTGTTTATTTCAACGGATAAGGTCGTGAACTCACATTCGGTTATGGGTGCAACCAAGCGACTGAGTGAGATCATCACCCTCAATCAAGGAAAAGGCTTCGTGGTGGTCCGTTTTGGCAACGTCATGGGGTCACGGGGATCACTCCTCACCATCTGGCAGCGACAAATGGATAACAATCAGCCACTGACCGTAACTGATGAGCGCATGGAACGCTACATGATGACCATTCCGCAAGCAGTATCGCTCGTTATTGAAGCAGCACAACAGGGCGAGGGTGGCGAGACCTTCATCATGGACATGGGAGAAAAGGTCAACATCTATGATCTCGCCCTCAAGGTGTTGGAGAAGAGCGGAAAAGCAGGAGACCCGGTGATTATCACAGGCCTCAGACCCGGAGAAACCTTAACCGAAGAGCTCATGACCCAAGAAGAAAAGAGTCGAGCAATTAAAAGCGATAACTTTTGGATAATCAAATGAAAATCTTAATTACAGGCAATCGGGGCTTTGTGGGAAGTGCCACGCAGAAGCTCTTAGAAGCAGAGGGACATGAGGTGGTAGGGTACGACATCATGGATGGTTTCGATGTTCGTGACAAAAACCAGTTTGAGGCAATGATTAGGAAAGAAAATCCAGCACGCATATTGCATCTTGCAGCTATCGCACGCTTTGCCGATGCAGATAAAGACCCTCAATTAGCATATGAGACGAATGTTTTGGGAACTAAAAACGTTGCTAATGTTGCAGGTAGATTACACGTTCCCGTGGTGTACTCCTCAACAGGCTCTGTCTACATGCCGATTCAAGACCTCAACGGCTCAATCAAAGAAGATTGGCCTGCAAAGGGGAACTCCGTCTATGGCTGCTCCAAGTACGCCGGAGAAACCTACATTCGCGAGTGCAACCCCTACATTATTCTTCGTTACGCCCATCTCTATGGCAAAGAAAAAAGAATGCACGGACTCATCGGAGGTTTTCTTGAACGTATTGAGAGAGGACTTTCGCCGACTCTCTACGGCGGTAAACAATCCAACGATTTCACATATATTCTGGATGTTGCAACTGCGAATTACCTTGCACTTACGGCTCCTTGGGATAAGTGGAACCAAATCTACAATGTCGGCACGGGAGAAGAACTCACTGCGAAAGAAGCTGGGGAAGCCGTCTGCGAAGCGCTCAACTGGCCGAAAGAGCAAATCGAAATCAAAGAACAGCGAACAGTAGACCCTGATCGGTTCTGGTTTGACTGTTCAAAGGCAGAACGCATGCTGGGATTCAAAGCGAAGTACTCATTCAAGGAGGGATTACAAGATATGTTTAGCTCTAAATAATATGCGCTCAGATGTTTTTATTGTATCCACACTGATTCTTGTTGTTGTCGGCTCCATTATCACGCTCGGAATGTGGGGCATCCCGAAGTATCGCATTTATAAACAAGATTTAGCGGGTCAGGCAAACTTGCGACAGCAGGAGTGGGAAAAGAAGATTCTCATTGAGCAAGCCCGCGCTCAGAATGATGCTGCAACACTCAATGCAGAAGCAAGAATAAAACAAGCTCAGGCCGAAGCAGAGGCTGAAATTGTTCGTGCTAAAGGTGTAGCAGAAGCAAATAAGATTATTGCAAATAGTCTCCAAGGAAATGAATCATATTTGCGTTATCTGTGGATCGATAAGCTCTCGGGGAATAGTCAGGTGATCTATGTTCCGACCGAAGCAGGATTACCCATCTTAGAGTCAGGCAAGCGATAGTATGCAAACCCAGTGCGTAAATTGTGTCATGGATAAGTCAGCTGCTGAAATCGTCTTTGACGAGCAGGGCATCTGCAACTTTTGCCGCCAAGCACAAGATGCATTGGATGAGATTGAGGATGAGAAGGAGAACCGCAATGCTCGAATTGCCGAGATCATACGTGCAGGCAGGGGAAAGCAGTACGACTGTCTCATTGGATTATCGGGTGGGGTAGACTCATCCCTCGTGCTGCACTACGCACTCGAGCTCGGATTGCGCCCGCTCTGCTTCTCTGTCGACAACGGCTGGAATGATCCCAAAGCAGACGAAAACATTATGCGCTTGGTTGAAGGACTCAAGGTACCCTTCTATCGCTATACAATTGATCTGAAGCGCTTTAGAGAACTCCAAGCAGCATTCATTAAAGCGGGGGTTCCCAACATCGAGATTCCCACTGATCACATTCTCATGGCCGTCAGCTATGAACTGGCCGCAAAGTACAACATCAAGTGGATTCTCTCAGGCGGCAACGTGGCAACAGAAAGTATCATGCCGCCGTCGTGGGGCTATAACGCGAGAGACTTAAAGCACATCAGAGCAATCTACCGCTGGGCACACGGTGAAGAACTTGCGGGGTTGCCCGTCTGCTCACTCCTCGACTTCAATCTCTACAAATGGGGGCGTGGGATTAAGACGCTATATTTGCTCGATTATTACGATTACAACCGCGAACAAGCAATCAGATCTCTCGAAATAAGATATGGCTACCAACCGTACGGTGAAAAGCACTGCGAGAACATCTTCACGTGGTGGTTTCAGAACTTCTACCTCTTTGAGAAGTTCGGGATTGATAAGCGGAAAGCACACCTCTCATCGCTCATCAACTCAGGACAGATGACCCGAGAGCAGGCACTGCACGAATTGGGCAAGAATCCGGTGTACCCGCAAATTGGGCTTGAAAAGAAGATCATGGAGTATCCCAAGCGTTCACATGATGATTTTCCTAAAGATGAAAAGCTCTTCAACTTTATTAGCTCGCTAATCCGCTTACTCCGCCGCGTATGGAATTCTTAGTTGGTCCACAAGATTTTACTGCTACGCTCGAAAAGGCACTCACCGAGATTGACCCGCTCTGGCGTGACTACCCGGGGCTGATCATTGCAGGGTCACACAAGCCAGAACTCGTTGCCCAGAAATTGGAGGCGCTCAAAAATGCACGCGAGGGGAGAGTACCTACCTTGGGTATCTGTCTCGGCATGCAGTTGATGGCAATTGAGTACGCCCGCGATGAGCTCAACCTCGACGCAACCTCTGAAGAGTTTGGCGATGAGGGGTTGAGAATTATTGAACGGTTACCTGAAACCCGCGTCGGTATGCGCCCCGTCAATGGACAGATGGAAAGCCACTGGCACAACTTTGCACTCTTGAGCGGATTCGTTACCAGCCTCATGAGCAGTAACTTCAACCTCATGTTCGAAGGTCCGATTGTCGAAGAGATGCGGCTCAAGGGACATCCCTTCTATGTGGGAGTTCAGTACCACCCTGAGTACCAATCATCCAAAGACAAGCCCCATCCATTACTCGCTGAATTTATCGAAGTATGCAAGAAACAGAAATAAAATGCCGCTGGGCTCCCTCACTCGGATTGCTCGAAGGGACCTCAGACGCAGTTTGGGGAACCACACCCTACAATCCTGAAACAGACTTAGACAAACCGTGCGTGTTCTTTGGGCTCTACGGATTTCCGGACTTCTATGCACTCTGGCGGCACCGGGGCAAGAAGTGGATTCTCTGGGCGGGATCGGATATTACGCATTTTAGAAATGGGTACTGGCTCGATGAGAAGGGTGAGATTCGAGTAGATCCACAAGCATTTTCTGATTGGATAATTGAAAACTGCGAAAGTTGGGTTGAAAACGATGTGGAAAGGATAGCACTAAATGGATGGGGTATTGAATCACAAATTTGCCCCTCATTCATGGGAAACAGTGATGATTTTGAAATATCCTACCAGCCGAGCGAAAAACCAAAGGTGTATACGAGCGTCAGCGGGAATAACTTCAAGCTCTATGGATGGGATAAGATTCCCCAGCTTGCTCAAGAAAATCCGAATATTGAGTTTCACCTCTACGGAAATACCGAACCTCCTTTTCCCGATACGGTATTTAAGCCTGCAAACATTTTTATTCATGGCCGTGTTTCCAAAGAGGAGATGAACCGGGAGATCAGGGACATGCAGGGAGCATTGAGGCTTACCGAGTTTGACGGCTTCTCGGAAATTCTGGCGAAAAGTGTACTCATGGGACAGTGGCCCGTGTCGCTCATCGAGTACCCACACATGCTCGAGGTTTCCGAGATCAACAAATTAAAAAACAAGACAGAGCCGAACATCCTCGGTTATCGCTATTACAAAGGAGTATTAAATAACTATCCATGGAATCTCAAAAAGTAGTTCACTTGCTGCACGTCCCGTGGACCGGGCTTGGCCTTTACGGAGGCTTTCGGGGCAATCGGTGGTTGCGGAATCGCATTAAAATCTTCAAGCAGTTTGTCGTTCCCTCGCTTCAAGCCCAGACCAACAAGAACTTCATCCTCTGGTGTGCATGGCGCTATGAGGAACGCAGCAATCCGCAGGTCATAGAGCTCAAAAAGTATCTCGATGAGCTAGGACTCAGGAATGTCTTTACCTACGCAGGTATTTGTTTTTGGGATGATAAGTACCCAGATGCAATTGCCCATAAACGACTCGTTGACTCCATCCACGGCTCCATGGGTGAACTCCTGAATGTAATCGGCGAAGCAGACACCGTGCTCATGACAATACAGCCGTCAGATGATTGCTATGACGCTCTTGTCGTCGATGATATTCAGAAATTCTTTGCAAAAAACAGGGAGATTCACGTCTATGGTTACTCGAGAGGGTATGTCATGGATTATATAAAACAAAAAATTTGTGAGTGGAATCCCACCACAACACCGCCGTTTTATACTATTCGCTTTCCCCGGGACATTTTTACGGACCCGCTCAAACACGTTCAGTACACCGGACCGTATAAGAGTCATGAGTATGTTAAGGATTTTTTGCCCGCACTGTACGTTGATCAGCGCAGTTTCCTTGTTGGTACTCATGGAGAGAATATCAGCACCATCTTCAACCATCCATTTGCGGGTAAAGAGGTGTCTTACAGAGAAAAAGAAATTGTATTAGCGACTTTTGGTCTAGGACATGTTGAGCCTCTCAAAATCAGAATGAGCCTCCGGAGAATTATCATGCGGAAACTTCCCCACGGGTGGCAGCGTAAGCTCCGCTACTGGGTGGGTGAACGTTTTTATCACAAAATCTATGAGTTTCTTAGGAATTAGACTGTTCAGAACAACCGACGAGCACGCGCAGTACTGGCGTGACCGTAAGATCGACTGGAAAACGTCGTACCTCGATACGTGGAACCACCCACACCGCTTTATGATTTCGGCGATACTCAAGACCTTTCCGTGGATGTCGCTCGTGGAACTGGGCTCGGGGCCGGGGCCGAACCTCGTCAACATCATCAAGCACTTCACCGGGAAGCAAGTCGGGGGCTGTGATGTGAACCCGGAGGCCATTGAACTTGCCCAGCAAACCTTTAAAGGTGGCTACTTCAAAGTTTGTCCTGTGGATGATGTCATGATGTCTGACAATTCAGTGGATGTGGTGCTCACGGATATGTGTCTCATCTACATCAGTCCTCACCGCATGGAAAAAGTCATGCATGAAATCAAGCGTATCGCGAGGCACTACGTGGTGCTGTGCGAATTTCATGAGCCCAATTGGTTTAAGCGCATGATGGTGAAGTACAGGTCGGGGTACTATGCACACGATTATAAGTCACTGCTTGAAAAACACGGATTTTATGATATAATAATGTACAAAATTCCTCCTGACGCATGGCCCGGTGGTGGGTATCAAGAAAAAATCGGCTATGTTGTTGTCGCTAAAGCGCCTAAGCGCAAGTAATTACTAGTTATTTTATTTATATGGAGATACTCACTGTATTGCTCCTCCTCGTTATCGCTGCGTCTGAGGTCACGCGCCTCGTGCTCACGCACAAAAAAGTAACGAAGAAAGAGCACTTTCGACAGAAACTTGAGGGTACGCAGAAAATGATCTGGGACCTCGAATTCAAAGCCTTTAAGACCCGTGAAATCAGAGAAGATGTGCGGCAAGAGTACGACTTCTTGAAATCCCGCATCGCAACGCTCGAAGCCCAGATTGAAAACTGGCCTGCAGACCGTGACGAAGCAGAAAAGCAGACACTCGTTGACCAAAAAGCACGCGCTGAAGTTGACCGAGATCGGTTTGAAGAACAAATGAAACGGCTCGACGTCGAGGTAGAAGGCTCACGGCCAACCAACGAGCACCCTGACGGCTATGACGGCATAGTGCAGCAGATCGAATCACTGCAAGAACTCGTCGGCATGCTCAGAGACTGGGTTAAGAAAGTCTAGGCCTATGGAAGCAGGACGCCCGCTCAAATTTAAAACAGCTGAAGCGCTCAAGAAAAAGATCACCGAGTACTTCAACCAGTGTGACAAGAAGAAAGAACCCTACACGATCACGGGGCTCGCTTTGGCGTTAGACACGAACCGACAAACGCTCATCAACTACGGTGCACGGGAAGCATATGCAGATATTGTTGCTCAAGCCAAGCTACGCTGTGAAAACTACGCAGAAAAAATACTCTACAGCCCGCACATCAAGGCAACAGGTGCGATCTTTGCCTTGAAGAATTACGGTTGGAAGGATGAGAATACGACCAATGTAGTCTTACCTAAACCGATCTATGGCGGAAATAGTGTTCAAGAACACGACAGCAACGAAGAAGATATTCAGCCTGAAGAAACGAATTAGGGCTGTTGCTGGAGGTACTTCTGCCTCAAAGACCATCTCTATTCTGGTCTGGTGCATTGACTATGCACAGAGCACCTATGGAGAGCTCATCAGCGTTGTTTCCGAATCGTACCCGCACCTCGAAAAGGGGGCGATGTTCGATTTCGAAAACATCATGAAGGCTCAAGGGTACTGGAACGAGTCACGCTGGAATAAAACTAAGCACACCTATACCTTTGAGACCGGAACGAAGATCGAGTTTTTCAGTGTTGATAGCTACGGAAAGGCACACGGGCCCCGCCGTGACGTGCTCTTTGTAAACGAAGCAAACAACCTTGAGTACAAAATTGTCGATCAGCTGATCACCCGTACGCGCAAGATTGTCTGGCTCGACTGGAACCCGACGTTTGAGTTTTGGTTCTATACGGAGATGCGGCCGAACCGCGATGACATTGACTTCATTACCCTGACCTACTTGGACAATGAAGCACTGGATGCGGTGATCCGGCACGAAATTGAGAGTCACCGCAATAACAAAATGTGGTGGCAAGTATATGGACTCGGACAATTGGGACAAGTCGAGGGGTTGATCTACAAAGATTGGGAAGTTATTGACGAGATACCGCACCATGCACGCCTTGAGCGCCGGGGACTCGACTTCGGGTACACAAACCATCCGTCGGCACTCCTTGATATCTACTACTACAACGGCGGGTACATCTGGGATGAGCAACTCTACCAACGCTCCATGCTCAACAAACCCATTGCAGATTTCATTCGCAATCTCCCATACCCGGAAACACTCGTCATTGCCGATTCCGCCGAGCCCAAATCCATCGATGAAATTAAGCTCCACGGGGTAAATATTATGCCTGCTGAAAAGGGTCCCGACTCAGTCCGCAATGGTATTGCTGTCGTGCAAGCACAGCGTATCTCTGTTACCAAGCGGTCGGTCAATCTTCTCAAGGAATATCGAAGTTATCTTTGGAAAACAGACAAGGATGGAAACTATCTGATTCCCAATCAACCTGAGAAAGGGAATGACCATGCACTCGATGCTGGGCGGTATGCCATGACCTCCATTATCAAGAAGCCCGCGTTCAAGATTCCCGAGCAGTCTAAACCGATTGGGGCATACTATCCCGACATTGGCGTATGAAACCGTGGCGCTTACTCTCAAACGGTGATCGAAATCCACGGGGGAAATGTGGGAAGGTATCGTTTGATAAAAAGACTGCTCAGACTAAACGTAACTCACTGGAACGATTAGGACGCGAACGGCTCAGAATCTATCCGTGTCCGCAGTGTAACGCATGGCATTTAACGAAAAAGAGGAAATATCGTAAATAGGTATGATTATTCAAGTTAAACTCCCCGATAAAGACCCGGTACGCGACCAAGATCAAATCTTGAAGTACCAAGAGATCATTGTTGCCCTCATCGGGTCCGGGGCGTTTGACCTGAAAAACGGCAAGGCAATTATACACTTTGATGCTGATAGTACCTTTCAGGGCGTTCAGTTAGAGTATTGGGCCTTTAAACGTCGAAAGTCGACGTAGTTCTTTGCAAGAGGAGTGTGTCATGAAAGCGTGGCTAAAATCGTTCCTCAAGTACCTGCGCGGTGACGAGGTGCGCTATCGCATCGGGCATGGAACCATGCTCTGGTATCCTCAGCTCTCCAATATCGGCACGTGCTCGATCGGCAGAAACTGCACCATTCACTCGCACGTCTGGATTGGGGATGGGGTGATCATTGGCAACAATGTCAGCATCCAAGCATTCAGCTTCATCCCACCTAAGGTGATGATTTACGACAACGTGTTCATCGGACCTCGGGTAACCTTCACCAATGATAAGCAGCTCATTCCGGGTAACCGTAATTGGCTCACAACACGTGTCCGCGAGGGCGCACGCATTGGTGCAGGCTGCGTCATTCTTCCGGGTATCACCATTGGAAAAAATGCACTGATTGGCGCGGGGTCTGTCGTTACCAAGTGCGTTCCTGACGGCGAAACGTGGGTGGGGAATCCTGCTCGAAGAATTAACTACCCGACCGAGCATGAGTGGAGCGAGGAGCTACGACATTTCGAAACACAGTAAGATTACGCCATTGCCGGGGGCGTTGTACTCGGCATTCATTTACCATCAAACCACTACAAGCTAACCACCACACACTATGAAGGTACGAGTAAGTAGAGAAGAGCTGGAAAAACTATGTACATACAAGGATCGATGGATTGAAACATATACGCTCCCAGCATTCATCGAACTGGAGGCAGAGCCCGTGGAAGCGGGGGAGGAGTATCAACACTGCTACTGTGGCTGCCATTTCATTGATGCAATAGTAGGTTTGAGATGCTGCCGGCAGTGTAATGAACAGCATCAAGCCACAACAACCACCCCCGACGCGGCTGAGGGGGCGATAGAACGTATAGATGGAACTAGATCTTGGTCAATTGCTGAAAAAATGAATGAACTCATCGACCACCATAACCGCCACCACCATTCATGAGAGCATTTAAACTCACACTCTTCATAGTCCTTGCTCCCATTTATCTACTCGGCTATGTGATTATGTACACAGGGCATGATTGGTGGATGAGTCTTTTAGATGATTGACCCTCACAAAAAGTTCAGCTATAATGAGAGTAATTCAATATCCTAACCCCTTACACCGGGCGGAACTTCACTACAGAAGTTCCGCCCTTCTCATATGTCTAACGAAGTCATAAACGGAACATGGGAAACGAGCACGCTTTTAGAAAAACTGAAAGCAGAAAAGAAAGCCGCCAACGAATTACAGCAGCGCAAACACGCTGACTGGGATGATAACTATGAGCTGTGCCGCAACAAAGTCAAAACCAACCGTTTGACGCAACGACAAGCGGTCAATATTCCGCTCATGAAAGAGACGGAGAAAACGTTACTCTCGAAAATTGATGATGCTCCTAACGTAAAGTGGAAAGAAAAGGGCGGAAATGAGGATAAGGAGATTCTCTATCAGGAGCTCTGGGATATGACCATGAAGGAGAACAAGCTCGAGTTGCTTGATATTCTCGATAAGAAAAATGTTCTCCGCTATGGACTGAGCACGATGATGCTCAACATTGGCAAAAGGGGAATTTCCGTACATGTCCTCGATGTCTACGATATCGTCTTTGATCCGCTCATGAATCCTGCCGACATCGAGACAGCACGCTTTATTGTGCGTCAGAACATCTTCCGATCAGTGCGTGAGATTCTGGCTGATGATCGATATACCGAAGAGGGGAAAAATAAACTCAAGCTCTGGGTTGATTCAGCGCCGGGTATGACACAGAGTCAAGACAATAAGAAGCACTGGGAAGAGAAAATTGAGCGTCTCAAGAGCATGGGTGTTGAGCACAGCGACTTTGCCCTCTTTGCAGGAGGAGATCGGATCATCAATCTCACTGAACACTACACCAATGTCTGGAATACCAAAAAGCAGGATTGGGAACGCCGTGTTGTCGTATACGCTGAAGATCACATAGAGCTCATGAATGAACCCCTCAAGAAGCTCATTGGGGTCGACTTCTGGCCATTCATCGTGTGGAGCGAAGACCCAGAGAATATCGACATCTACCCAGATTCGATTGATGATTTGGTTCGAACACCAAATAAGGTCATTAACGTATGGTTTAGTCAGTTGATTGAGAACCGAACACTCAAGAACTTTCAGATGCACTGGTTCTTGCCCCAGCAGGGCTACACGCCACAGACCTATACGCCGGGGCCGGGGGTCATGCTCCCTGCACCTCCGGGTGATGACATTAACAAGGTAATTAAGCCTGTCGAGATTTCGGGGCTTGATGATACACTCCAAGCCATTTCTGCACTCACGCAAATTGTTGAACGTGCATCCGGTGCTACGGCCATTGAAAAGGGTGAGGGTGAAGAGGGAACACAAACACTCGGTGAAGTACAAGTCTTGGTGGGTAAGGCGATGGAACGTACGATTGGCATGCAGAAGTTTTACCGACTGGCACGCTACGAGCTCGCCTGCAAGTGGGATAAGCTCATTCACGCCAATGCACCCAAGCTCGTGAGCCTCTATAAAACCTCGCGCTCAGGCAAGATGTACACTCAGCGGGTATACGCTTCGGACTGGAAGTCTGATGTGGGGTACGAACCGATTGTTCAGTCAACCTCTGAACAGGAGCAGAGCGAGGTCAAATCTCTCCAAAAGTGGCAGTTTGTCCTCTCGCAGAATCCTAACAACATGGCGCTCAAGAAGATTTCACTCAAGCGAAACCTCGAGTTACTTGATCTGACTCCCGAAGAGCTAAAAGAGGTAGAAAATGAGCAGAGGCGTATTGAAGAAATGGCGCTCATGAATCCCATGGAACAGGGCGGAGAGAATGGCCCGATCATGAACGATATCCAGCAGAATTTAATGCAGCTCCAAACAATGTAGTATGGAACCTAACAACGTACTCAAACAAGCAAAACAAGCACTCGAAGAGGCAATTGCACACAAGAAGGCAACCAAAGAGTTGCTCCAAGTGCTCGGCCCGGCAATTGTCGAAATTCTGCGCCCCGTGCTCGATGAAGTAGCTGACAACGCAAAAGTTTCAAAGGAGGATTTTCTCAATGCGGTCGCGCAAATTAGCGTTAATCCGAACATCGAAGTTCCGACGCCCAACATTGAGGTCAATGTACCGGAGGTCAAACTTCCGGTGATTAATGTCCCGGAACCGAAAGTCACGGTCAATGTTCCCGAGATTAAGCTCCCGGAGATCAAAGTTCCGAAAGCAGAAGTCACGGTTAAAGTCCCTAAAATAGAAGTACCGAAGATCAAGATTCCCGATGTGGTTATGCCCGAAGAGATGAACATCCGGGGTTGGGTACAACTCATGGGTGTTGATTTGAACAACCCGCTCCCGGTTCAGTTGCGTGATGCAAAGGGGAATCCCGTCAATCTCTTTGAAAACCTTACCCAGATTATTGGTGGGGGAGGTGGCGGCAAAGCCGATTTCTTCACGATCAAGGATATCCGCGCCTCATCAGTATCAATCATCGACCAAGATACCGGAGCACTGAAAGTCACCATGTCGAGTTCTGCGACCGGAGGGCTTACTGACGCAGAACTGCGTGCTTCATCAGTCCCAGTCTCGCAAGTCTCCGGAGCAACCTATTCTGTCAATGTCGTAGATGCCTTTGGATCAACTGCTGTAACGAGCGTCTTCAATGCCGATAACCGCTTGCGGGTGTCAGTTGAAACCGGAGGTTCAGGATTAACGGATAGTGAATTGAGAGCATCATCAGTCCCGGTAAGTCAAGTGAGTGGTGCCAATTGGAGCGTGTATGTTACAGATGTCTTTGGCTCAACGGGAACCAATGTGATCAACCCCGATGGGCGACTTAAGGTTGAACTACCAACGGGCTCGAGTAGTCTTACCGATTCTGAGCTGCGTGCAGCGTCTGTTCCGGTGTCTCAAGTCTCGGGCGCAGCATGGACAGTCTACGTCAAAGAAATCTTTAACTCAGCTGCAACTGATATCGTTAACCCCGATGGACGATTGAAAGTAGAGTTACCTACGGGGAGCAGCGGCTTAACTGATTCTGAACTGAGAGCTACTTCGGTGCCCGTTGAGCAGGTCAGCGGATCAACGTGGAGCACGAATGTTGTTTCTTCTGCCTTGCCGTCTGGCGCAGCAACACTCGCTGAACAGCAAACTCAGACCGCCTCACTTTCAGTACTCGATGATTGGGACGAATCAGACCGTGCAAAAGTAAACATCATTTCAGGTGTTGCAGGTGTTGCAGCAAATCAGGGCGACACTGACTCAAGGACCATTCGCGTTGTCATTGCTGGTGACAGTGCTGTATCAACTGCTGCAACAATTCAGGGAACGCCAACAGTGACGGTTTCCGGTTCAATCACCTCAACTGTTGTAACGGGAACCACTGCATCTGATGCTGTCGACGACAACTCTGCTCCGGTCAAAATGGGTGGCATTGCCCGCACTGCAAACCCTTCTGCTGTTTCAGGAGGCGATACTGTGAGCTTTTCATCTGACAACCTCGGAAGGCAGTTGGTCCGACCCGTACAGGCTCGCGGCCTCATTGCAACAGCCTTTGTTGCACTCACCAACGGAACCGAAACAACACTTCTTGCTGCAGGCGGTACAGGTGTATTCCATGACTGTATTTCCATCATGGCTTCAAACAATTCAAGCGTTGCAGTTACCCTCGATGTCCGATCAGTTACAGCAGGCAATGTCGAATTCACGATTGAAGTTCCTGCTAACTCTCCGGGGGGTATTGCGTTCTCCGTACCGTGGCCTCAGGGCAACGCAAATAATAACTGGACTATTGATATGCCGGATATTACGGGAACAACAGTCAATGTCTCTGCACTATTCACTAAGGAAGTCTAGCTATGCAATCGATGTTTTGGCTCACAGAAATGTATCTTGATGAGGTAGAAGTATGCTACAAGCCTAAGGGATGGGACTTAGTTGAAGGCCGGGGCTACGCATGTATACGCCATTCGTTTAAAGACTATGCAAACAAGCCCGGACAGAAAGTCATTCTCGAAACTCGTGTATCACCCGAAATTGAAGCAGAGCTGCAAGGCGCGGGCCTCATTCCATTGAATCGTGCTTTGAATCGATTAAAAGATGAGGATGTCAGCTCAAAGATTCCTCAAGCAGCACGCTCTATTCTTAATCGCCTCGAATAATGACCCGCGTCTATTACGCCGATTACAACTCAGACACGACAGGCAATACTCCCGCAGGTTGGGAGCGCAACGATACCACAAACTTCCTCCCGGTCATCTCTACTTCAAATGCTTTTGAGGGGACAAAATGTGTTCAGCTCACTAAGCTGAGTACGGCTCCAACTTCAAGCCACTGGTTTGCAATTGATACTGTCACGAGCCCCGGCACAGGAGAATACGAGGTTAAAGCAACTGTTTATTTTATCGATGCAACACTGCGTGGAGGTCCGGTTTTCCGGGGTAAGGATGCTACAACCAATGAAGGATATTTCATGGCTCTTCGCGCCGGAAACAGTTTTCGATTCAGCTATCTCTCTGGAACGACTGAAACTGTAAAAGTAACAGCGACTGTTTCATACAGTGCTGCAACGCATTACTATATTAAGGCCTATGCAAGCGGCTCAACGATTAGAGGGCGGTTCTGGGCGGCGTCAGGTTCTGAGCCGTCGACATGGGATATCGATACGACCGACGCGACACTTAATAATACCAATCATTTAGTCGGAGCCTATTACTTTAACGGTTCTGCAGATACTGACTCTATTTTTTTCGATGTTCTTGAAGCCAATGACTTTAATTCAGCTGCAGCTGTAGTTACTACCAAACCACGCTTACTCCTTATGAAAGTAGGTTAACACTATGAACAACAACGACATCATCAAACAGTTTAAAGGGATTCTTGAGAGCTCACTTGCAACAGCGCGAGCAGCTGCAGGCAATGAGGCCGCTTCGCACCGACTGCTCAATACAGTGGGACAGAATCTGGCAACCATGTTGACGCCCTTCTTGATGGAAATTGCACGATCATCGAATCTGAGCAAAGCAGAAATGCGCGAACTCATGCAACAACTCTCCGCTGAGGTTGCAAATCGGGGCATTAAAGATGTCGATACTGCACCCATCATCAGTATCATTGAGCAGACGATGAGCAAGGTGCAGCCGCGCGTGATGGTCAATGTACCGCCCATTAAAGTACCGGAGGTGATTATGCCTGAGGAAATGCAGATTCGCGGGTGGGTTAGCTTGATGGGGGTTGATCTCAACAATCCACTTCCGGTCCAACTGCGCGACATGCACGGCAATCCGGTGAGCTTCAATCAGAGTGTCAGTAGTGCCGGAGGCGGGAAGGCAGACTTCTTTACCATCAAGGACATTAGAGCTTCTTCGGTATCGCTCATTGATCAAGACACGGGGGCTCTGAAGGTTACAATGTCGAGTTCTGCGACAGGGGGATTGACTGATGGGGAATTGCGCGCTTCCGCAGTTCCGGTCTCGCAAGTATCGGGGGCAAACTGGAGTGTTGCAGTGATTGATATTTTTGGCTCGACTTCAGCGTCAAGTGTCTTCAATGCAGATAACCGGATCAAAGTCTCAGTGGAAACAGGGGGTTCCGGACTCACTGATTCAGAACTCCGTGCATCGGCCGTGCCTGTTATGCAGGTATCAGGATCGGGATGGACTACGGAAACGAGCGGAAATGTTGCTAATGATGTCACCGACACCGGAAATCCCGTGAAAATCGGCGGTAAGGTACGACAGACACTCCCAAGTACATCCTTGGATAACGCCGACCGAGCCGACGCAATTTTTGACGATTTGGGGCGCATGCTCATCCGGCCCATTCAGGTGCGCGACCTCACAAAAACCGCTTACGTACAACTGACCAATGGAACTGAAACAACATTCTTAGCGGCCAGTGCAGGTCACATGCACGATTTGATTGCCGTGGTAGGTGCGAATAACTCAGATGCAGCAGTATCAGTTGACATTCGCGCGGTCACGGGCGGCAACGTGGCAACGACGCTCCAAATTCCGGCTAATGGTACGGCAGGTTTTACGCTCCCGCTTCCCTATCCACAGAACGACACCGGGAATAACTGGACTGCTGATATGGGGGACATTACCGGTACTACCGTCTCACTTACCGGACTCTTTACGCGCGAAATCTAAGTATGCCAATTGCATTCGATGCCGCTGCTCAGTCTTCAAATACGGGAGCTTCATCGCTCACGTATTCGCACACGGTCACGGGAAGTAACACCATTCTCTTTGTCGGAGCAACGATGGACGATGGCGACAATCTGACAGGCATTACTTACGGGGGTGCTGCAATGACCCTCATTGATAAAATTTCAGGAGGTATCAGTGCTAACCACTATATTTATCTCTATTACCTCATCAACCCCTCAACCGGAGCAAATAATGTGGTGATTTCCCGTTCAACCTCGACGGGGTTCCTCGGCGGGTTCAGTACATCGTACACCGGAGCAAAGCAAACAGGCGTTCCCGATGCATCGAACAAGACTGCCTACGCTGCTGCATCTCAGACACAGATCACCACGGGCGTCACCACAGTTGTAGATAACTGTTGGATTGTCTGTGTTGCCCAAGTTGACAATGACGGCTCACCCGGAACGGTGAATATCACGCAACGCGGCACAACTTCAGGAAACGGTACATCATTCGGCGATACGAACGCAGCAAGGTCTCCGGCAGGGCTATACACGGTGGGCTTTGAAGCAACAGGTGTCGGCAACCAAAAGGGGACAGTCATTGGAGCCTCGTTTGCTCCTGCCGGAGCAGGAGGGGTCATTATAAGTCCCGTCAGCACGCTCTCACTCTTGAATGTTGGATAATTGACGAGGCACCGTTTTTTAGTATAATTTAAGTACATTTAAATATTTCCCAACCCAAAAAACGGGCGGAGTCTTATCTCAAGACTTCGCCCAATTTTTTATGAGCCTGTTAACAAAACTTCTCGAAAAGCGAAATATTAAAAGCCTCGAAGAACTTACAAAAGAGGAGCGGGCAACCTTTGACGGATACCAGCAGATTCTCTCAAAAAAGGAACTGACCGTAGCAGATATCAAGCAATTTCTCGAAGGTCAGCTCTCTATTATCGAAACGCGGTGGAAAGACTTTAACATCGATCAAGCCAAAAAAGCAGAGCTCATTCCCTACTTTACGGTCTACAAAGTCATTTTGCAGGCGATTGATTCACCCCAAGCAGAACGTGCAGCACTCGAGCAGTTATTAATCCAACAAATTGAATCTCAACAGTAGTATGTTCAACGTCAGAATCAACAACCGTATAAAGGTTTTCGGACGCACGGATTATCAGAAAGAAGAGATTACGCTCAACCTCAAGAAGGGGGATGTGGTCAACACCATCATTCACGAAAACCTGCACGCGGAACATCCCGAAATGGACCACCCGAAAGTCTACAGCGAATCACGCAAGATTGAGGGCAACATGTCACTCCCCGAAATGGCAAAGCTCCTGCTCGATACCCACGAACGCGCTCAGAATGTTGTCCCCAAGCGAGAGATTACCTACACCCAATCGTCAAAGGTCGTTACCAGTAACATCAAATAACTATGGCAAAGACAAAGAAAAACGTCGACGAGGTTGAGGGAACCGCACAAGTTCTCGAACCCATGGAGCTTAAGCCGATTTCACAGAAAGAAGCTTTGCTCGCGCTCTACGAAACACTGAAGAGTTTGAACATCCGCAGCATCAGCGATTTGGAAAACCTCATTGCTCGCGCTGAGTAAGTACACGGGGGCTGCCGCATCCTACACGCAGATTAAGAGTAACCATCTCAAAAAATGGACAACCCATTAGAGGTTCAGGAGCCTCAAAATCCTTCTGACGGTGATCAGCTACCGCAAACGCCCGAAGTCGTGACTCTTACCAAAGAGGAATACGACGCTCTGCAGTTCAAAGCTTCACAGTCCTCTCAAAATTATGAGCGGGCTAAGAAAGCAGAACAGCGGAATAAAGAGTTAGAAGAAGACAATTTATCAGTAGAAACAGTTCCTTCTATGTTCGACGATGATGAGACCGTTGGTTTACTCAAGACCCAACTTTCTGAGACGAAAGAGACTCTCTCTGAAATCCAGAAAGAACTCTACAAGAGTAAGGTCATCGAAAAATACCCGTTGATTAAGGAGGCGTGGGATGATTTTGAATCTTTCCGAGAGCTTCCCGAAAACAAGGGTATGAATATGATGACTGCGGCAAAAGCGTTCATGATCGAGAAAGATCTTCTCGAAACTGAGCGCAAAGGACTTGAGGGACCGACAGGAGGGGATAGAACCCCGATCCCATCGGGTATGAGCGCCGACGAAGTCAAACGGCTTCGTGAAAATGATCCTCGCAAATACCGCGAGATGATCAAAAAAGGGCAGCTCAAAATTGCATAGAGGAGCGCTTAACCTAAAATGACTGCGCTTACAAATTTTGGTGAACAATTTGCATCGAAGGTCCTCGAAAAGACCTATCAGAATGCAGTTGTCGACGCCATTGCTAACCGCGACTACGAGGGTGAAATCAAGAAGCCGGGAGATCGTGTAAACATTCTCTCATTCTTGAACTCAATTCTCTTGTCAGACTACCAAGTTGGTACTGACATGAGTTCTGAGACCATTGTGGATGCGGAAGATCAGCTCGTCGTTGAAAAGCGGAAGTACTACAACTTCTCGCTCGATCGACTTGAAGATCTGTTCACCTACGGCGGTGACATTCCTGAGAACCTTCTCAAGGATGCAGCAATGGTACTTGAACGAGAAATCGATAAGTATGTTTTGAACAAGTTCGGTGAAGACGTAAAGGCGGGTAACTGGATTGGTGTTGATCTTGTTGTTGTCGGTTCAGGCCAGACCATGGCTTCGATCGTTACGACTTCAACAGGTGGTACGGTCACACTCTCAACCAACGTTGTCAACGGTGGTGATGGCAACACAGGCCCTGCAACCGTTGAAAACCCACGTGACGGACAGACCTACTCAACAGCATTTGAAACATCAATGCTCTATAAGGGATTCCGCTTGCGATCAACAGCAACGTTTGTCTCTCCATGGTACCGAATCTCGGGCATCACAAACTCAATGGTGGCAACACTCACTGAGTGGGATGAGGCAACGAGCGGTTCAGACTTTGAGGAAGGCCATACACTTCGCGGTCTCTTCGGCGGCGATGGCAAGAACTTCCCTAAGTATGGAGATGGTAACGCATCGCTCTTGACGATGGCAGGTCTCGGGTGGGAAATTCAGGCAGCTATTGCAACATCAGTATCTGCTTCAACCATCTACGATCAGGTCACCCTGCTTGCAGAAGCTCTGGACAAGGAAGAGGTTCCGGCAGATAGCCGAAAGCTCACCGTTACTCCGGAGATCGTTACGCAGCTCCGCCAGTCGTCAGAAATGCAGCCAACGGGTATTGCAGAAATCTACAGCGGTACGGTCCTCAATGGTCGTGTCATGCGCGTAGGTGCCTTCGATGTCCACTCGGCAGCAGGTGCTCGTGTTTCATCACGCGCCGGATTGTCGACTGCTTCAGGTGTGGGTTCGGATACGTCCCTCACTGCAGGTTCAACAGGCTACATTCTCTCGGCTAACCACATTGGTTTCATCACCTATGCGGACAAGTGGAGTGAGTCACGTGTTGTTGACGCAGAAAACCAGTTTGCGAAGAAGTATCAGGGTCTCTTCCTCTTCGGAGCGAAAGTACCTCGTTACCGCCGCAAGTATGGTGCTGTGCTCTTCGGCTCGTTCTAATAACTAATTAGAATAGCTCGTTTGTGGGGGGTGTACCTGACGGAGCATTCCCCACCACGTCAGGAAATGAGCTATTCCTGAAATAAATGATTACCAAATGGTTCTTCAAAATACTGAAAAAGTCACCTGCAGATATGGAGATGGTGCAGTACTGGAAGTCAAAAGACAAAGTCGAGGCAAAGGTTACTAAGGATAAAGACGGGGTCATTGTCATGCATATGGATGGCGAGAAGTACCCGTTCCCGGGATTCCCACGCGGTCACCTCTTGTATGGCAAGCTCTCAAAATTGAAGCACGAGGTGAAAAACCAAATCTTCAATGACAGCTGGGCTTCGCTCGAGGCAGGTGTACGCACTCCTGTCATCATTGAGCACATCAAGGAAAAAGCACTGCCGCGAATCTTCGAGCTCTTAGAGCAGAGCCGCTACGATATGGTCCCCCTTGAGCGGATGGTACCTGCAGTCAAGGAGATTCACCGCGCTTGGACAAAGGTTGCTCCCGGAAACAACTCGCTCAAGCTCCGTGACCTCATCTGCTTTATTCTTCAAGAAGATGATTCGTACCGCTTCAGAGTGCAGTGGCTAGTCACCTACTTTAATCCGAATGGGTGGATGCGTCTGTTCGGCAATCCGATTACGCAGTTTGAGTACGCGCTCACAATGCTCGAGCATGCAGAGGTAATTGGCGATATGAAGGAGCGCATTCGCTTGCTCCGGCGTGTGCTTATGGTGGTACTGAGCGATCCTGCATTTCGAGACAATTTTCTCAAGCTATGCAGAGAGGTCGATTGGAATAAGGTCAAGCTTTCGAAAGCAGACAAGTACTTTTTCAGGGGTAAATATTTCAAAGTTGATTTGGATAAGTTTGATTACTAACTATGCCCGTCATCGAGATTGGAGCCAAAAATTTCATAGCTGGGGAGAGCACCTCTGATCTGGTATCTGATCGGGGATTTTCTCCCAAAAGTAACGGACTCAATCTTACGAAGACGCGCGGCATGTTCTACTTTCGTGAATCAGGAAGTGAGGTAGGCTCCTCGACACTGACAGGAAACATTGTCGCATCCACGTTTGATCCCCGCGCATCGGGCAATGACTCGCTCCACGTTGACGACGAGGCGAATTTTTATACCTATAGCGGTACCACGCTCACAAAGCGACAGACAGGAGCAAATACCTATCAGCTCGGCACCTCAGAGCTCATTAACTTCAAGAGCCAAATTTATGCCACCTCGCAGACTGCTGTTGCACAGCTCAATGACCAAATGAGTTCCATGACTGAAAACTGGTGGTCGGGATTAACAGCAGGCTACCGTCACCCAATGGAAGCAATTGAGGACGAGCTATTCATTGCAGATAAGAACGTCATCTACTACTGGAACGGTTCATCAAGTGGAATCGCATTCACCCTTCCTGACAGCCGCATTGCTGTCACCTCACTCAGAAAAGCGCCGGATGGCCGGACGCTCCTTGCATTCACCTCAGACAATGAACAGAACTTTTCACACACGCTCGGTGGTGGAGGTAAGGTGTACTACTGCAACCCGGTGCTACGCGATTGGGAGCGTGAAGTTCAGCTCGAGGCTCAAGTTGAGGGAAGCCGTGTCGTAGGTGGCACGATCTTTGTAACCTACGGTTCCAACTTCGGCTACTACGATGGTAACGGTCTGCAGCCGCTCTATCGATTCGAGACCTCAACCACGACGTACTCACACAACATCAGCAACATTGAGGACATTCTCATTTTCCGTGACGGCAAGAAGGTGGTGGCCTACGGAGATTTGGGAGCAGGGAATACGTTCTGGAAACTCTATGGGAGCGCCACGAATAATATCAACAACATTCACTACAAAGGAGATAACAAGTTACTGGTTGCCTTTAGTGACGGCGCAGGTGGGGGTGACCTCTATGAAATAGATTACGACAATGCAGGCATCATCGGTGATTTTTATAGCAACCGCTATACCTTTGGAGGTGAGGTCATCATTCGTCGTATCAAAATTTTTCACGATGAGACCAATAGTGCAGGTACCAGCCGTTTCACCCTAGGTTACAACGATATCAACGGATCGCTGAGCGACATCAAGGATGTGCAGTATACCAATCAGTCAACATATAAGACCGTCATTGACTGCGACATCCAAACCGACATGTTCCAACTCTACATTGCTCCTCAAAATGATGATTTGGGGTATAAGCTCATACAAATTTTCTATGAACCAGTCGAACAAGCCTAGTGACATCCTCCCGGGAATCTCTCACGTGTTTAACCTTGAGGGATTCATTCAGACACTGACCGAAGCACCGTCAGTAGCACCACGTAAGTTCTCTGAACAGATTGTCTTGGTCCGTGCAGGAGGAAGCACTGCAGCTTATTTTTACGACACTAAAAACACGACGTGGAAGTACGTCACACTCACATAATATGATTACAACTTTTGGAGATATTAAAGATCAGGTCATCGTTCGGGCGAATATCAACACAACAACGACATTCTATACGGATGACATGATTAACGACTGGATTCAGAGCGCGACCCGATGGGCAACGTCATTTAAGAAATGGCCCATGACCGAAGGGCGACTCTCAACCACTTATACAGGTGTTGAAGAGATTAGCTTCGAAGGCATTAAAGCCGACTCAATTCGCATGCTCTCCATCGGGGA